TCAGCTTTGGCTCTGATGGTGCCGCTGGTGCGCTCTTGGCCTGCAATGCCTTCAGCGCCCAACGGATGGCCTGCGTGTTCCCAGAATCAACGGTGGCGTTGTATTCAGCCAGCTCACTTGCATCCAGGTTCTGTTTGGCCCAGCCGCTCAGCTGATTAAAAGCTTCCTGTCCGCCAACCTCATTGATGATTGCCGCTTCGTCAGCGTCAGACATTGTGGCCTGCTCACCACCACCGCTTTGAGTCCTGGCAACGTAGTTCTCGACAACCTGCCGGGGAACGCCAACAGCTTGAGCCAGCGCGTCGTAGTGCTCGCTGATGTCACCGCCGTTATCGGCCTGCCAGGCCAAGTCAGACATGCTCAGACCGGCTTCATTGACGGCGTTCACAATGTCCTCGCCCCAATACTCGACAACCTGCTCAGCCGTGTAACCATCGGATTGCGAGGGCCTGTCAGAGTCGGTCTGCTGGGGCTGGCTCTGTTTTCTCTCCAGCTCTTGATACGCCTTCAGCAGGTCTTCCTGTGAGCGGAACTTGCCGCCAATCAGATCTTGCTGCTCGCCAGGGTCTGTCTGAACAGCAGGAATGCCCTCCTCGGGCTCACCCATGAGCTGCTTGGCCAGCTCTTCCTGGCCAGGGGCAATCATTCCCTCAGCGCCTTCGAACTGTGGATCAAACCCAACGGGGATTGCCTGCTGTGGAATCAGATCAGCCATTTTCTTCAGGTGGTGTGTTCATTTCTTGGACGGTCTGAGCGGCTGCTGCAACTCCCTGAGGATTAGCTGCCAGTTGTTGCTGCATTGCCTGCTGCATTGCTTGTTGCTCTTCAGCTGCAATCTGCTGCTCTGACTTCACCAAACCTAGCGGACTTATGCCCATTGATGAACTCAGACGTTTGATCAGCTCACTATTGTTCAGATACTTGGCCATGCCTTCTGGTCCGATCGATTGCTGGAGGATGTTGATAAACCGAGCCGTCTTCTCAAGATCATTGCCCCGGCCGACACCAGCCAAACCAACGCTGACCATTGGCTGAACGAGACCTTCGGGCAGCTTCTGCATTCCTCCTTTTCGCATGTAGAGATCAAGGCGTCTCCTGATGTATGGGGCCTGGAATTCACTGGTCAAAATTGCATAGACGTTTGCCAAACTTGCTTCCACCTGCATGGCTGTAATTCGCGCTTCTTCTGCTGTAACGCGCTCAGCGTCACGCATTTCAGCCAGCATGAATGTTGAGGCCAAGCGTTGCTCAATTCGCTGCAATGCTTGATAAGCAATTGCCACGTCGCTTCCCTTGTCAGTTCTGACGGTGAACACGTCCTCTGGATTTCCCGGCAAATAGGCGCCGTTCGGACTTTCAGCCAAGCTCTTGGCATTGGTGACACCAGCAGGCTTCACAAGATGCTTCACCTGTGCACTGACCAGGGCGCACTCACTAACTGCCTGAGACAGCGCTTCAGCAGTTTGGAGATCAGCAATGGCAGCTGATTCGATATAGCCGGGGCCGTAGCTACTGGCTTGATAGCTGGCCATCCTGAGAGGAAGCCAAGGCGATACTGATTTCCTAGATGATCCCCTGGTGCCTTCAATCTCTTTCTTATTGAGCTCTTGAAACCACTCGACCCGATCGCCTTCCCATTTCACACACGTATAAATATCGACGTTCTTTTGCGGTTCACCCGTCGGCATTGGATCATTTCTGTCCAGCAGCTGGCCATATTCATCTTTGTCTTTGCTCAGTTCATTGCGAATGCTCGCCGGCAGCTGATCGATGGCCATCGTTTCTTTCACGACAGCGCACAATGGCTCCCCGATCGGGTCACGCAGAATCACGTATTGATTCAACGGGAACACCCGCAGGCCATCCTCATCGATGTGCATCAGGCAGTTGCCGCCGACGACAAGGTGCATCAGTGCTTCATGCACCATCACCCGGTCATTGCTGGTTTCGATGCTGCGCAGAATCGACAGCTCCAGCTTGTTCAGCGCCAGCTCATTTGCTGAATTGGTTGCAGCAATTTCCTCTGGTGTAACGCCTTGCGCCAGCAGTTCTGCCTCCTGCTTTTCCTGTTCCACCGGATCCAGGGTGAAACGGAAAAATGCTTCTGTCGGCGGAAGAATTGACATCAACAGCTTCGCGCACAGGTTGTTAGTTCCCCTTTGCCCTATGCCATTCCACGGCAGCCGAAACGCATCCACGTTCTCCATCGTTGGAGTGTTGGAGATTGGGATCAAATACGGGATTGTGAGGCTCGCTGACCGCCGCGCTCGATCAAGCCAGTAGTTCCTCTCACTGGAGAGTTGATCGTAAATCGATTGAGCGCACTTCATTTTCAGATAGCGAGATTGGATCCTGAACCGCTAGCGCTACCGGTTTGCCCGATGCGCAGCGCTGATGTGGTGCGACGGACGCCCCTGCCGCGTTTTTGACGCTTGCTGACTGTCGCGGTCCTGCCCTGCTTCCCTCCAGCGTTGGAGAGAATTCCCAGGGAAGACGACACCGCCTGGCCAGCCGCCATGCTCAGTGCCTTGCTCTCTTCTGCTGCTGCTTGGCTAGCCAATGCCGCAGCTTTTGATGCCTCCGCTGCTGCTGTCTGCTGCTGCTGGCGCTGTTGCATTTGCGCCAAGCGTTGCGCCTGTTGCTGCCTGAGTGTTTCCACCCGCGCTTGGGAGGCTGCCAAAGATGCAGCACGCTGAGCCTCAAGTTCTCGACGCCTTTGCTCTTGTGCCCTGCCGATTGCCGATCGCTCTCTGGCCAGAGCATCTAGCCGCGCCTGTCTTTTGCGGGCCTCTTCCTGCTGCCTCTCTCTTTCACTCTCACGGGCCATCTCTTCGAGATTGCCGTAAATGGCCGACTGCGAGACATAAGCACTCATGATCAGACTCCGATGTTGAGGCCAGAGCCGGCCGTCGCAACAGCAGTGGGCGAGATCTTCAGGCTGCCCTTGGGCTTCTTCTTCGGCTTGATCTTCTCTGTGGTCTGAGCCGTTGGCGCCTCACTCATCGATGCAGTCACGCCGTATGCGCCAACTGGCGTGTAACTGGCGCCTGCTGCTGCAGCTGCATCCTTTTTGGCCTGCAACGCTTCAGCGGCTGCTGTGGCTGCTGCTGCCTCCGCTGCACTGGTGTCGCCTTGAGCAACAGCAAGTTCAGCGTCGTATTGGCTTTGGATCTCAGCAGTCCGAGCATTCGCCGCGTCAATCTGCTGCTGGATCTGTGATGCAGTCGCTGATTGCTGCTTCTCGATCTGCGACTGAAACATCGCTAGCGATTGTTCCTGACGCCTGATGTCTGAGTCGGACGGGCCGACATATCTGACTTCTGGCGACTGTGGCTGTGCACCGAAACACATGATTGACTCCTAGTAAATTTGCAGGCCAGTTCCAGCCCCAGAGGTGCTGGCAACTGATCGACCGATGCGCAGTCCACGCTTCCCCTTGGCCGCTTGGGTCTTGGGTTTGTTGCGTGCATCTGCAATCACCGGGGCTTTGGCGCTGGGCTCCGGTGGAGGTGCCCCGATGATGTTGCTCATCCGACGCGCTTCTGCCTCCACTGATGCCACCTCCTCTGCGCGTTCCTCTCGCAGATCCCTGAGGTCAGTCAATAAATCCTGCTGTGCCATCACAGCGTTGTCCAACTCCGCCTGACGTCCAGTCAGCTCGCTGGACTGCGCCATCTGCATCATTTGCAGCTGCTGGTCATACATCCGGTCGTATGCACCGGTGTCAGGCATCGTGATGACGCCTCCTCCACCGCCACCACCCATGCACATCAGGGTCCCTCCAAGTTCAACTCATTCTGCTCTTCCAGCTTGAGTGCAAGCCACTCAACAACATGAGCACAACCCGCATCAAACCAGACCTGACGCTCTGGAGTGTCGAGCGATGGCGACTGCGACGGGAATTTTGCCGCCAGTGCAGCCACCAATCGTTCATCGATTGGCGGGAAGTAATCGCTCATACATAGATAGAGACAGCCTCAGGTTACCGGTGGTTCCCACAGGTGAGGAGTACCTGCATTCAGGTCGTATTC